TATTCAACGCCGTCTTGAAATACAGCCTCAAGCTCTTCAGCGTAACGGGACTTGTAAAAGCCAATCATATTTTGAAAGCGATCACCATCCACCCAGTTTGTAAGCTGGGGTAATGCGTACTTCCACAGAACCAAGTAAACAGCGGTTCTAGTCCACTGCAAATCGGTTAAATAATTAGGGTTAAGCTCACCTGATATACCGCGCTTCTCCCACCACCTGTTGCGGATCTCTCGCTCAATATCTGACTGTGCTTTTGAATGCTCGTCAGTGAACTGAGTAATGCCCAAGGTAAGGATGTCGGGGATTATGTCGGTTAAGTCTGCATCTGTTGAAAATGCCATGTTATACCTCAGTAAAACCCCACCCCCCGAAAGGGGCAGGGAATCTATTACTTAAAGTACGGAGTCAAAAGTCATCTTGACACCGAAGCTATCGTCCAGCTCACCAACACCGTAAACGGCAGTAGCGTTCAGCTCGAATGCACGCAAAGAAGCGTCACGCTGGGTCTCGATACCAAAGTCTTTCTTGATAGCGATTGCGATTGCTTCTGGGGCAAATACTGCACCGATTGAATCGCCAGAACCGTCAATAGCAATATTGGCAGACTCGTATACGTTGATACCAGCGATAGTACCGACATAGCCGTTACGCATTGCTTCGTTCTGAGAGTCACCACCATTCGGGTTAGCGAAGGTGTTAGTTAGGTTAGCCTTCAAAGCGTATGCCTGATAAGGGTGAACAACAGCGTTAATTACGCCTGTTACCTTATTAGCACGCAAAGTAGCAGCAGCCTTAAACAGGTCAGCAACAGTCAGCTCTTGGCCAGCAGCGCCAAAGGCAGCAGTGAAGCCAGAGAACAAAGCAAGCAGGTCGGTATCCATCTTAGTAGCAATAGCGTTACCAAGAACAGTGCCAAGCTCAACAGCAGGGTTGCCAGCGCCGTAAGCAGCAACATCAGTCAGCAAGACCTGTGCGCCAACTTCACCAACAGCTACTGAAACAGAGCTAGTTGATACAGTGGTAGAAGACATATCAGTGCCTTCAGTTAGGTCAGCAGCAGCGATAGCTGGGTACTTAGGAACCTGAATGGTTTTACCGGCTTCTGAGCCGATGTTGTACTGGGTAACAAGACCCATCATTAGGGATTGCTCTTCAGCGGTGAAACGCGCCTGAGCGATAATATTGACAAATAAGTCGTCAAGGGTAGTTGAAGTAGTTGCAGCCATTGTTAAATCCTCAAAAGATTAAATTAGTAAAATTGGTTTATTAGGTCGCTTTCTTTTTCATTGCAGCAAAGGCTTCTTTTCCGCCTTCATTCCAATTAGCAACCATATCAGCCACAGATAGAGACTTCTGTGTAGAGCCACCAGCGTTACCTTGACTGCCTGAACCACCTGCGGAGGCTCTGACATGATGAGGATTAGCCGTTAAAAATTCCGCTACCAGCTCACCAGTTGACAGCAGATTTCCGCTATCGTTATACCTTGGCGTGCCATTGCTGTCAAGAACCTCAACGCTACCATCTTCTGACAGTCGCAGGTTGTTTCTTAACAGTGCAGAAACTTGGGTAGGATCAACAGCGTTATTGGAGCTTGCCGCGCTTAGTAAAGCACCGTCTACTAGGGTTGTTTGCAGCTTGCTTTTGTATGCTTGTATTTCCTGATCTTTCTTTTCTACTGTTGATTTCAAAACAGATTCGAAGTCGCCTCGTTCTTTCTGACGCTCGATTGCTGCCGCTTGCTTGTCTTCAAGTAACTGGCGGGCTTCAGTAATGTCGATGCCTGACAATTGCTTCTCGAACTTACGCTGCTCTCGACCTACACGGTCAGCAACAATACGGTCTAGCTCTGTTTGTGAAAACGTCTTTTCCTGACTTTCTACTGCTGCTGTTTCAGTCTCAGCTTCTGTACCCATGATTTCATCGCTCATGTTGCGTTGCCTCTTAAAGAGTGTTGGTGAGTCGTAATTGTAGCATAAAGTTATTTATTTCTTTACTTTCTTCTTTTTCTTCGGGCGGCCTACTTTGCTGCCGTATGTTCCTTTACCTTGTGGCATAATTTATTCCTCGAATACACCTCTGAACCTATGGCGGCAATTGTAGCCACCACGCACAACGAAAGGGTCGCCACTGATCTTTCCAGCCCACGAACCTTCCCAAATACTGTCAATCTCTTCTTTGGTATAAGTCTTACCAACGTGCTTTTCGCAAAAGTCTCTAGTAGATTCATCATCTGGCCCGTAGTATTTAAACTCTGTCGCGCCAGCTTCAATAGCAATCTTAGTATTTACGGTTGCATCAAACTGCATCAGGGCATCATGTAGCCCCTGACTAGCGTATCTGCCAAGGTTAGCATTAACGGATGCCTTGATAGTGTTTAAGCTCTGGGCAAAGGTAGCGCCTGTCAGAGTGCTTTCATAAAGCTCTTTAGACACCGCATCAAGATAGTTCTGGCCCAAGTCCTCGAACCCTTTAAAGGTCATCGACTGAAGCTCAGATATGATGCTAGGGTCTAGCTTAGTAACGTCCGCATAGGTGCTTAACATCGCCGCAACGTCATCGGCTATCACGGTATACTCACGCACCAAGCCATCAACAGTTGCAAGGTATTCTTCTTCTATCGCGTTGCGTAGCTGAACCCTTGCCGCTATAGCCCATTCGAGATCAAACAGCTCGCCATCTTTAAGCGGGGCAGTTGCCATCAGATCAGTTATTCGATCTTCTAGCTTAACCAAAGCAGCAGCCAACTTTTCTTGGTGACTATCTGCTCTAGCTATTACCGCCCTTAGCTGATCAACGTCTGCTGCCATTAAAAGCTTCCAACATCAGTTGGCGCACCGTCCTCTCTAGGCTCAATGAGAGTATCGCCACCCTCTATATCATCCAAGCCTATCTTCTCTCTAACCTCGTTTGGAGTGACAACGCCAGCATCAATGTGGTAGCTATAAATCTGAGTCTTATCTGAGAAGTCGCCAAGTACAGAAGCAGTCTCTTCAATCTCAACATGCGCTTTAGCAAGGTTCTCATCATCAAGAACAAGATCGGCAATCTTCTTATCTATCTCTTTCATTAGGGTTACAGACTTAACGCCGGTAGAACGCATCTGCTGAAGGAATACAAGCTCTTGATCATAGTCTCTCAGGTCGAACGCATCAGGGTAGAAAACCTCAACGTCTGGGGTTACTTCCTGCCACTCTGCAAACAACTGCCATAACTGCTCTTCAGCAAGCTCAAGAATATCGGCTTTCTCTGACAGCTTCGCGTTAAGCATCTGGAACTCGGTCTGCATTGCCACGCCTGATTGCGTCATTGCTTGAGTACCACGAACAGCACCCATGTGAGACATACGGTTGATAGACTGAACCTTATCTTCAATGGCAGCGCGTACAGCGTCAAGGTTCTGACCGCTAGGCTGCATCTGATAGGGCTTCATATTGCTATCCATATCATCCGGCATATTGATTACAGAGCCAGCGCCTGCACTTGCATCGGTGTTGTAGGTCTTAACCAGTGTCGGGTGATTAGATATACGAATAAGCTGCTCGATCTCTGACAGCTCTTGATAGATAGCTTTCTGCATATAAGCAGCGTCTGACAGATCACTGATGCCGATACCGCGAACCACTGACCGTTGCGCAGGCAGGAACACGGCAGGAATCTTGCCTAGCGTGTTATCCATGCGCTCGATGAACTCATCTACCTCGTTAAGAGACTTCCAGCTTTCAATGCTATCTTCACGCCAGATACGGTAATAGGTTTCCTTCTCGGTGTCGCTAATCTCTTCGATAGCTTCACGCACCTTTAGATAGACCAGCTTAAAGCGCCCTGAAGCAGTCCTCTCATATTTCCAGTCCATCACGTTTTCGGGGGTGAACATGGTTACATAGGGGCGGATGTCTTGTGCCAGCTCTTCAGCTTTTGTACCGGCATTAGATGCGGGCTTATCAATCATCAACCAAACATGGCCGTAAACTGAAGACCAGACCTGAGCCTGACGCATGAAAGCATTGAAGCTTCTACCGTCTAAGTCTGAGTCTGCCATAAAACTTGTCACGGCTTGGTCATTTGCTAAAGAGTTAAACTGCCTGACAGGTGGAACGCGCCACAAGAAAGAGCTGTAAATATGCACGATATTCTTACAGTGGTTATCTAATGGAGTTAGGTCAAGCCTGCGGTTATATTCGTTTTTGTCTTCGTTGACGTATCGAGTCAGATACCCGCCGTCCTTGTAATCCTCACCGCCCATGTAGCTGCGGAGAAAGAACTCCCAGCGATACTTGTTGTTGTCGTATTCTGGGTGCGTGTAATCAATATCTGTGCTTCTCATTAAGTCCACCTTGTGGGCTGTTGAATCTTATGTTCTGTGCGTACTGGGAACAGGTATTCCACCAAGTAACCTAAAGCATCATTCATATGGTCGAAGCCGTCCTTGTTAGGCTGGCTCGTTCCTTCTTTGTACGTCTGGCGCTCTAAACCTTTGATAGTCTGCTTGCATTTTGGGTCTATATACAAATAGCGATCACCACTACTAGAGCGCAATCTGCTATTTACCGCGTTTATACGATCCCGTACCAGTGCGTGACTGTTCTTCGACTTAACGCTGAATCCTGCGTTCTGTAAAATGCTCAGGTCTGTTCTACCGCCTGCGCTTGTCTT